AAGAAGAAATAAGCATGGCAAATAAGAACAGGTCTGTAGTGGTGGCAGCGACAACAACGATGGCTACTGCCTATGTTGTTCCTTCGTTGTTTAATAGCTACATTAAATCATTATTAATATCTAATAAAATAACTAGCGCTACAGACCTGTCTCTTTCTATCTATAACAAAGCTTTGGACACTACAACTATTTTAATTGTAGATTTAGAAATAGCAGCTAACAGTGTAGTACAGATAAGTGATATGATGTATATGGAGCCGGGTGATGCTATTAAAGTTGAAGCTGGTGTTAACGATGCATTAACTGTTTGCATTGTAGTGACAGAAGAATACAAAGGTGGAGTAGTATGACAGGGGTAGCTAATAAAGAATTAAACGAGAAGCAGCTTAAGTTTCTTGAGGTGTTGTTTAATGAGGCTGGTGGCAATCCAGTGAAGGCTAGACAGCTAGCTGGATATAGCGAAGGCTATGGCACTAAGAAAATTATGGATAGCTTGAAAGCTGAAGTGATTGAGGCTACCCAGCTCTACATTGCTATGCATGCACCTAAAGCAGCTATGGCTATGATAGCTGGTATTGATGATCCTACAGAGCTTGGCACTAAAGAAAAGATTAATGCTGCTAAAGATTTGTTAGACAGAGCTGGCTTAGGCAAGACAGATAAAGTACAAATTGAAAGCACTGGGGGTATTATGTTGTTGCCACCTAAAGATGTTAATAGAGACGATGACGAATGAGTAGAGACTTAGGTAAATGGATATTGCCACAACCAATAGCTGAAAATGAATGGGTACCTATTCCAAAGATAGGAAGACAAGTACCATTTGGTTACAAGGCAGATGATAATGATGATACAATACTAATACCAGTTGTGTTAGAACTACAAGCATTAGAGATAGCTAAGAAACATTTAAAACAATATAGCTCAAGGCAAGTGGCTAATTGGTTAACTAAGCAGACAGGTAGAACTATTACTCATGCTGGTTTATTACATAGGATAAAGAGTGAACAGTCCTTCAGACGCAAAGCTACAACTTACCGCAACATTGCCAGAAGGCTCGAAAAAGCCATTGAGCAAGCGCAAAAGTACGAAGCGCGTCTCAGCGCAGACGAAAAAGCAAGCTACACCTTCAAAGACAGCTACAGTCCAATCACCGATAGTAATAGCTGACGCCACAGGAAGTGCTGCCTCTTCAGATAGTGCTTTAGATTTTAATGAAGGTGATTACAATATCATCTTTAAGCCTAACCCCGGCCCACAGACAGACTTCTTATCAGCGTCGGAGAAGGAAGTGTTGTACGGTGGAGCTGCTGGTGGGGGTAAAAGCTACGCTATGCTAGCTGACCCACTACGCTACATGACTCATCCACAGTTTTCTGGGTTGTTGTTACGGCATACAACAGAAGAACTACGTGAATTGATATGGAAAAGTCAGGAGATGTACCCAAAGATATTGCCGGGTATAAAATGGAGTGAACGTAAGATGCAATGGGAGCACCCAAGTGGTGCAAAGTTGTGGATGTCCTACCTAGATAGAGACGAAGACGTACTACGTTATCAAGGTTTGTCCTTTTGTTGGATAGGTTTTGATGAGCTTACCCAATGGGGTACACCTTTTGCATGGAACTACATGCGTTCACGCCTACGTTCTACTGCTAGAGACTTGCCAGTGTGCATGAGAGCTTCTACTAACCCCGGTAACAAAGGCCACAGCTGGGTAAAGAAGATGTTTATTGACCCAGCCCCCGCTGGTAAATCGTTTTGGGCGACTGATGTAGAGACAAATGAGGTGATGGTCTACCCTAAAGGTCATAGTAAAGAGGGTAAGCCACTGTTTAAGCGTAGGTTTATACCAGCTTTACTGAAAGACAACCCACATTTAGCAGAAACTGGTGACTATGAGACCATGTTGTTGTCTTTACCAGAGGCACAACGTAAGCAATTGCTCGAAGGCAGTTGGGATGTTGCAGAAGGTGCAGCATTCTCTGAGTTTAATAGAGCTATTCACGTAGTAGAGCCATTTGACATCCCTTCTAATTGGACTAAATACAGAGCATGTGACTATGGCTATGGTAGTTACTCAGCTGTGCTGTGGTTTGCTGTAGCTCCTGATGAAAGTATCTACGTATATAGAGAACTATATGTTACTAAGGTGTTGGCAGAGGACTTAGCAGACATGGTATTAGAGCTAGAGAGGAATGAAAGCATACGTTATGGTGTGTTAGATAGCTCTACATGGCATAAACGTGGTGACTTAGGTCCATCCATAGCAGAACGTATGATAGCTAAGAACTGCCGGTGGAGACCTGCCGATAGAAGCAGTGGTAGTAGGGTTGCTGGTAAGAACGAAGTGCATAGACGGCTACAGATTGACCCATTCACTGAAGAACCACGTATGAAAATATTCAATACGTGTACACAACTAATAGCAGACCTACCTGTACTACCTATTGATAAAGCAAATCCAGAAGATATTGATACCAAAGTAAAAAACGATCACACATATGATGCCCTACGATATGGCTTAATGTCACGTCCACGTAGCAGTTTGTTTGATTATGACCCAAACACACATAAGAGTGGTATAACTATTTCAGATAAAACATTTGGCTACTAGTCACACATAAACATTATGGCAAAAAACAAAGACAACACATTCTTAGAAGCACAATCAATGGGTGCTGATGACATCACTGAGGGTGGTGAAGAACTATTCGCAGCTGACCCTCTAATCTCCTTCATTGAAGAAAGATATACACGTTCTAAAGAAAGCAGACGCTTTGATGAAGAGCGTTGGTTACGTGCTTACAGAAACTACCGTGGTATCTACGGCCCTGATGTTCAGTTCTTAGAAACTGAGAAGAGCCGTGTGTTTATTAAAGTTACTAAAACTAAAACACTTGCAGCGTATGGTCAAATTGTAGAAGTGTTGTTTGCTAATAATAGTTTTCCATTATCTATTGAGCCTACCCAATTGCCAGAAGGTGTAGTAGAGCATGTGCATGTAGAAGCAGATCCTAACAAACAAGATAAACCTGATATGGGCAGTTTGTTTGGTTACAAAGGTGATGGCAAAGACTTAGCACCCGGCTCCACTGTTCAGAGTTTAATGGATAAGATTGGTCCATTAAAAAACTTACTAGGTGAGATGGATGTTAAAGAAGGCCCCGGTGTCACACCAACACAGCTAACCTTTAGTCCTGCAATGGTAGCTGCTAAGAAGATGCAGAAGAAAATTCATGACCAGCTAGACGAGGGTGGTGCTAATAAGCAGCTGCGTAACACAGCCTTTGAAGCTGCTTTGTTTGGTACTGGTGTTATGAAAGGCCCATTCGCTGTAGATAAAGAATATCCAAAATGGGAGAAGGATGGTAAATATTCTCCTGTTATTAAGACTATGCCTAAGTCTTCACATGTTAGTGTATGGGATGCTTTCCCTGATCCTGATGCTACACATGCAGAAGACATGCTATATTTCATTGAGCGACATAAGCTAAGCAAGTCTCAGGTGAGAGCGCTTAAGAAGAGGCCAATGTTCCGTAAGAATGTTATTGATGAAGTTGTGGCTATGGGGCCAAACTACATTAAGGAATATTGGGAAGATGATTTAAAAGACTACACACCAAACTTTGGTGTAGACAGATATGAAGTGCTGGAGTTCTGGGGAGCTATTGACGTAGACTTCTTAGAAGAGAATGATATTGACATTCCTAAAGAACTAAGCAGCGCTGATGAATTGCAAGCTAACATTTGGTATTGCAATGGTAAGATTATTAGACTTGTTCTAAATCCGTTTAAGCCAGTGAGAATCCCGTACTATATCGTTCCCTACGAAATAAACCCCTACTCTCTATTTGGTGTAGGTATCGCCGAAAACATGGACGATACTCAAACCTTAATGAATGGTTTCATGCGTATGGCAGTGGATAATGCGGTTCTCTCTGGCAACCTTGTGTTTGAGGTTGATGAGACCAACCTTGTCCCCGGTCAAGACCTAACCGTTTACCCCGGTAAAGTTTTCCGCAGACAAGGCGGTGCTCCGGGTCAAGCTTTGTTTGGTACAAAGTTTCCTAACGTATCTAATGAGAACCTTCAGCTGTTTGACAAAGCTCGTGTACTAGCAGATGAAAGCACTGGACTACCCTCATTTGCACATGGTCAAACAGGTGTGAGCGGTGTAGGTAGAACTTCATCAGGTATTAGCATGTTGATGAATGCTGCTAGCGGTGGCATCAAGACAGTGGTTAAGAACTTCGATGACTACTTGCTGCGTCCTATTGGTGAAGCTTATTTCAGTTTCAACATGCAGTTTGATTATGATGAATCTGCTGCTGGTGATTTAGAAGTTAAAGCACGAGGACTAGAGAGTCTACAGTCTAAAGAGATTAGAAGCCAGCGCTTGATGCAGTTCTTACAAATCGTACAGAATCAGACACTAGCGCCTTTCGCTAAGATGCCTTACATTATTAGAGAGATTGCCAAGAGTTTAGAACTTGATCCAGACTTAGTGTCTAACAATATTGAAGAAGCAGCAAGACAAGCCTTGATTATGCAGAAAACTCAGCCTGAACAAATGACTGGACAACAGCAAGCACCAAATGGTGTACCGGGTGTACAGGATACAGCTGGAACAGGCGGTGGTAATATAGGTGTTGGTATGAGCCCTATTCCGGGTGAGCAAGGATTTAGCGGAAATGAAGGCGGACAAGGCGTTCCAACGGAGATGCAATAATGAGTTTTTATGTATATGTGCATAAAAAGAAAACAACAGGAGAAGTGTTCTATGTTGGAAAAGGTAAAGGTAGCCGAGCTAATTCCAAAACAAATAGAAGTAACTACTGGAAGAGTACTGTAAAAAAACATGGATACATTGTTGAGTATATAGAAGTTGATTTACAAGAGTGGGCTGCTTTTGAAATAGAGAGTAATCTAATTTCACTTTATGGTAGAAAAGATATAGGACTAGGTCCTCTTGTTAATCTTTCAGATGGTGGGGAAGGATCTGCTGGTCATATATGGACTGATGATATGAAGACATGGAGAAGTATAAAAACTAAAGAGTTCATGGCTATCCCAGAAAATAGACAACACCTATCTAAAATTAAAAGCGGAGTACCTGTCAGCGAAGAGCAGGCTATTAAAAATAAAAAAAATTTAGATGATAATAGAGTGGTAGCTAGAAAAGCTGTTTCAAATTATCTTAAAGGTAAATGGCAGGAGCCAGAGTTTCGATCTGCTATGATTACTAGATCAAGAAGTTTAGTAATGTCTGAAGAAGCTAAAGCTAAAATATCAGTTGCTCACAGTAAGGCTATTAAAAGAAGTGATGGTGTGATATACCAATCAGTAGCGGAAGCTGCTAAAGCACTAAATAAAAATCATTCTAAAATATCCATGGCTGCAAATAAAAAAAGAAACACAGCTTATGGTTTTACTTGGGAGTATATTTAAATGAGTTTAAAAACTTTTGTTAACACTCCTGCTATGTGGACAGCTTATCAAGAATATATAGACAAACTAATTGAAGACCAACATAAAGTGTTAGAGCAATTAAATGATGTAGCTTCTATGCATAGAACACAAGGAGCTATAACAGCTCTTCGTTCTATGAAACAATTAAGAGATAAACTAAATGCAAAACAATGAAATGAATAAGCTCTTTGCTAAAGGCGGCATGATGGATGACAGCGGTGAAGTTGTCAATGGTGTGGAGGTGCCAACAGGTAGCTTAGCTTCTGAAGTTGCTGATGACATTCCTGCACAGCTTAGTGAAGGTGAGTTTGTCATTCCTGCTGATGTAGTTAGATACATTGGACTAGAGAAGTTGATGGCAATACGTGATAAAGCTAAGCAAGGTTTAAGCCGTATGGAAGAGATGGGTCAGATGGGTAATGCTGATCAAGTAAACAACCCAGATCAAACCTTTGCTGAAGAAGATGGTGAATATGAAGACGATGATTTCGAAGGCAACATCGATAGCATTATGGCTGAGGATGGTGGTGAAGAAGTTAAAATGGCTGCTGGTGGCTACATGACTGGCGCTGATCTAAGCAAAGCCCCAAAGAACAGCGCTATTGATGTACGTTATTTTAAACATGCTGATGGACGAAGGATATACATTACGTATATTAACAACAGACCTATGACAGCCATCCCTGAAGGCTTCACTGAGACTGATGACATTGTTGATAAGCAAGTGGGTAAAGATGTTGGAGAGAAAGCTGCTGCTCCTTCTCCTATTGAGCAGATAGGTGGAGATAGTGGTGGTGAGTCTCCTTTTGGGGATAATTCAACAACACCTACTGGCTCTACCTCTGTTAGTTCTCCTTTTGGTGTAAACCCTAATACAGGTTTAGCTACTCCTACGGGGAAAGGTGCTAAAGGTATAGCAGCTGTAGCAGGAACAGTGTTAGGAATACCTGCGCTAGCAGCCTTAGGTATTATAGGGTATGACGCAGCTATCAATGCAGCCAATAACAATGCTTTATCAAGTAGTCTAGGAGCAAACGGTTTTACCATAGCAGCTATTCAAGCTGCACAAGAAGCAGCAGCAAATGAAGGAGCTAAATCTTCCTCCACTCCAACATCTATAGCTGAAGCCGCGTCAAATGCAGCAGCAGCAGCACAAAAAGGAGTGACTTCTTTAGATGCTTTTATTGCTATAAATCAGAATACTTTCCCAGCATCACAGTTTGACCCTATGGCAGATACTCCAGCGGCTTCTCAATCAAACGCACCAGCCCCCGGTACAGAAGGACCACCAGCGCCTA